CAACCCGTGGCAGTTGATTGATCCGATCAGGATTTACCCGCGGGTGGCGTCCGTCACGTTCAACCCCGCATGGGCTGCCGCAGCTAACTCTGTCATTCAACCGGCTAGGGCCGCATGAAAAAAAACGTCGCCAGCCAGGTCATCGGCGCGCAAATGATTAACTCGACCACGGGGGCCGCGTTCACCGGTTCGGTAACGGTCGCCGTGCTTGGCGATGGCGGAACGCAAGCGACTGGCTCTGTGGGCGCTGGGGCATGTGCTCACGAGGGCAACGGATTTCATACCTACGCGCCGGCGCAGGCCGAAACCAACTACGACCACATCGCGTTTACGTTTATTGGGACTGGTGCGATCCCTGCCAGCGTGCAGATCTATCCGTCATTCCCTCAAACCGGCGACAATTTCTCGCGCATCGGCGCTCCGGCAGGAGCCTCGGTGTCGGCCGATATAGCGGCGGCGAAGGTCGACACGGCAGCGATCAAGGCCAAGACAGACTTCCTCCCCAGCGTGACGGCTGGCGGCACCGGTGGCGTGTTCATCGCCGGCACTAATGCGGCAACCTCGATCACGACGGCTCTGACTGCAAATATCACCGGCAACCTGTCGGGGTCCGTGGGCTCCGTCACCGGCAACGTCGGCGGCAATGTGGTAGGGACTGTTGCCAGCGTTACCGGTGCGGTCGGCTCCGTCACCGGTAACCTCGGCGGCAATGTCACCGGTTCGGTCGGCTCCGTCACCGGTTCGGTCGGCAGCGTGACTGGGGCAGTGGGATCAGTCACTGGCTCCGTCGGTAGCGTCACTGGTGCCGTCGGCAGTGTCACGGGCCTGACTGTCTCGAATCTGGACGCGACAATATCGAGCCGCATGGCGACCTACACGCAGCCGACCGGGTTTTTGGCGGCAACGTTCCCGACGACCGTTGCCAGCACAACAAACATTACCAGCGCGGCCGGCATTACCGTTTCCGCCATTGGCGCCAACGTGATCACTGCGTCAAGTCTCGCCGCCGATGCGAGCGCGGAAATTGCAGATCAGGTATGGGACGAGGTTTTGTCTGGGCACTTGACTGCCGGCACAACCGGAAACGCGCTGAATGCAGCCGGCGCCGCAGGCGATCCGTGGACCACGGCACTGCCGGGCGCATACGGCGCGGGCACGGCGGGCAGCCTCATCGGCAACAACGTCAACGCCACGATCAGCTCGCGGCTCGCCTCTGCCGGCTACACGGCGCCGCTGGACGCCGGCGCGACTGCGACCGCAGTGTGGAACGCCGCGACCGCTACCTACGGCTCGGCCGGCAGCTACGGCCTGTTGTTCGAAACGAATCTGGATGCGGCGATCACCACGCGCCAAGCGACGATCGATGCAACCGAGCGCAACGCAATCGCCGATGCGCTGCTCAAGCGCGACATGTCCAGCGTTACTGGCGAGGCATCGCGCTCGCCGCTCAACGCGTTGCGTTTTCTCCGCAACAAATGGTCGCTGTCCGGTACATCGTTGACCGTAACGAAAGAGGACGACGCAACGTCGGCCTGGACGGCAGTCGTGACGGCAACGGCAGGCGCAAATCCGATCACCGCCGTGGACCCGACCTGATCATGGCCGGTTTCCTGAGCCCCGCGATCTGGTTCGGACTGGCAGCCTCCGGCGCCGCCGCACCCGAGATCCTCGACGCCGCGCGGGCGTTTGATATCGGCTTCGAATCCCGCACTCTGAGCGTCGCCGAATCGCGCGCGCTGTCCGTCGCCGCTGAAAATCGCGTCGTTACGCTGCATTGATCCATGTCCAGTGATTTCGCCACCGTCGGCGGCTACCCCTACAAAGTCATCTCGAAAGACCCGAATGCAACGCTCGACTACCACGTCATTCTGTCCGCCTGGCTCGGCGCCAACGCGCTCGCGTCGGCCGCGTGGGATGTCGAGGCGGGGCTGACCTTGGCCAGCTCCAGCATCAACAGCGGCTCGGTGACCATCGACGGCACCGCCTATGCCGCCAACACCGTCGCCACGGCCTGGCTCAGCGGCGGCACCGTCGGCGTCACTTACAAAGTGCGCTGCCGGTTCACCGACAACCACAGCCCGGCTCGGATCGATGACCGCACCTTTGCCGTCCGGGTAATCGAGCGATGACCGAACTCGAATTCGCACGCGCCATGCTCGCTGCGCTGCAAACCGCGATGCTCGCGCACGTCAAGGGCCGGCCGATGCGCAAGAGCTACGCTATCAACAATCGCAGCATCGAGTACAGCGACAATGCCGATGTCATCCGGGGCTATCAATTTTGGCAGGCCGAAGTGAAGCGCGCCGAGGCCGTTGAGGCCGTATCGGCAGGCCTGCCGAACCCGCGCCGCTCCTACGTGAGGTTCTCGCGCTCGTGAACCTCCTCGCCCGCTCCCGCGCCGCTCTGCGCATCCTGCTCGGCCGCTCGCCGGCCGCCCTCGCCAGCGCGCGAGGCCCGCAGGTGCGCATGTACCACGCCGCCAAAAATTCGCGTCTCACCAGCGGCTGGAACGCCACTCAATCCAGCTCCGATGCCGAGCTCCACTCCAGCCTGCGCACCCTGCGCGGCCGCAGCCGCTCGCTCATCCGCGACAACGCCTACGCCAAGCGCGCCAAGGCGATCGTCGTCAACAACGTCATCGGTACCGGCGTGGGCATCCAGGCGCAGGCGCAGAACAACCGCGGCCGCCTGCTCGACGACGTCAACAGTGGGATCGAAGACGTCTTCTACTCCTGGGGCCGCGCCGAGTACTGCCACACCGGCGGCGCGCTTGATTTCCAGGCGTTCGAGCAGGCCTTAATGGGGCAGGTTTTCGAAGCCGGCGAAGTGCTCGTGCGGCGCCACCTGCGCAGCTTCGGCGGCTCGCCTGTGCCCTACGCGCTCGAGATGATCGAAGCCGAGCGCATTGCCGACGAATACGCCGTGCCGTTCGCCGATGGAGCGAACGAAATCCGCATGGGCGTCGAGGTCGACAAATTCCAGCGCGCGGTCGCGTACTGGCTCCGCGAGCGCCACCCCGGCGACCTGCGCGCGGTCTCCACCTCCACCGACAACCTCATCCGCGTGCCGGCCGAGCAGATCTGGCACCTGCGCATCGTCACGCGCTGGCCGCAGGTGCGCGGCGAGCCGTGGATGCACGCCGTCATGCGCACATTGAACGACATCGACGGCTACTCCGAAGCGGAGATCGTCGCCGCGCGCGCCGCCGCCTGCTACATGGGATTCATCGAAACCCCGGACGGCGACAACCCGCTGGCCGATGCGCAGACCGCCCCGGCCGCGCCGCGCGACTACACCATGGAGGCCGGCACCGTCGAGGCGCTCGCCGCCGGCGAGAAATTCCAGGGCTATTCGCCGACCCGGCCGAACGCCGCCATGGCCGATTTCCTGCGCCACATGCTCCGCCAGGCCTCGTCTGGCATGCGTGGAGTTACGTATGAAACGCTCTCCGGCGACTATTCACAGAGCAACTACAGCTCATCGCGTTTGGGCGTGATCGATTCACGCGACGAACACCGCGTGCTGCAGCGCTGGTGGATTCGAAATTTCCGCGAGCTGCTGCACGCCGAGTGGCTGCGCCAGGCCGTCTATGCCGGTGCCATACCCGCGATCTCGATTGCAGAGTACGTCACCGATCCAACGGCGGCGCCGATATCGAGGAAACACTCAAGACCCGCCGGCGCGAGCTGGATCTGATGGCAGACATCGATCTCGTGTTCGAGACCAGCCCCGAGGCCTACATGGCCAAGGCGGCGCCGCCGCCGGCGCCTGCGCCGAAAGAGCCCGCCGCACCGAAACCGGACGCAGCCGGCGACCAGGCCGCTGCCGACGATCCCGCGCGCGCGCGCGTTCACCAGCTGAGGTAACACCATGCCCGAAGCACCGCAACGTCGCCGGCTCGAAGGCGACACGGTCCAGCTCGCCCCGCAGTTTCGCGATTTCACCGTCGATCGCGCCAAGGTCGACATCGACAAGCGCACCGTCGAGCTGACCTTCTCCAGCGAGTTGCCCTATGAGCGTTGGTGGGGTACCGAAGTGCTCGACCACTCGCCGGATTCAATCGACCTGACCCGGCTGAGCAACGGCGGCGCGCTGCTCATGGACCACGACACGCGCGACCAGGTCGGCGTGATCGAGCGCGCGTGGGTCGACAACAAAGTCGGCCGCGCGATTGTGCGCTTCAGCCGCAGCACGCGCGGCGAGGAAATCCTGCGCGACGTGCAGGACGGCATCCGCTCGCTCGTCTCGGTCGGCTACCAGATCGACGAGATGCGCCTAGAGTCCGCGGTCAACGATCAAGAGACCTACCGCATCAGTCGCTGGACTCCGTTCGAAATCTCTCTCGTGGCAGTACCTGCCGACCCCAGCGTCGGCGTCGGCCGCGAGCACGAAAACGGGCCGATGTACGCCGTACGCGTGCATCGGCCCGCAGGCAGCACCGAGCAGTTCCCGGCGAACCCCGCCACCACTACAGGAGTAACACCCATGACCACCGTCACGGAAAACGCCCCGGCGGGCGCTGCCGCCGATCCGCACGCGCTGTCTCCCGACACGCAGCGCAAACTAGAGCAGTC